GTTCCATAGCAATCACTCGAGGGGTCTTCAGTGTCTTAGGAACGAGAGTAACCTTAACAGGCCTCTCAGCTCCAGGTTCGAGGAAGTCCACTTCATCCAGCATGGAGTAAAAACTCCAATTTGGAAGAAGGTTCTCGCCAGCGGGAAAAACCGCTTCGAGACGACGGGTCCAGATACGCTGCTCGAACTTCTTGTTTCCAAGAAGTCCATCAGCGGTTGATCCTGGACCATGCCTAGGGACAGTGCGTCCATAATAGATATCTCTATCTACTTTGGTAAACACTGATCTAAAAAGCATGTTTGACATAGTTCGGAACTCTAAGAGATCACTCTCAGAGAGATCCGAGTCAAACTGTCGGACTTCCTGCTCACACTTGATATATCGATGTATAGCTGCAGACTCACGTTCTTTCGAACATGGGAGCTGCATCTTGCCGCACATCAGCGTAAGCTGACGTAGGGCTTGAATAGATGCTATACATGGATCATCAAGCAACACGCCACTCTCCCTGTCGAAAACACGGCAGAAGAAACCTCCGAGAAATCGGGGGAGACTTCCTCCTCTTTCTTTGCAAAAAGAGGAGTGGATGCCGACCTTTCCTTGGTCCAACCATTTTGGATGGCCAAACCGAAGGAAGGTAGGGTTATCGTAAGAAACGATAACCCCTCATTTTCGACACGAGCCACGACGGTATTAATGTCGCGGCTGGCGCTAGTGTAGCATTGATTAGCCGATTCCTCAGCTAATCGGGACCAGAGTGACATCAGGCTTTTCATCAGCCCTCCTATATAGGGGGTTACTGATCCATAGCCAATTCACTCACGCGCTAGATTTCTCGGTATATTAATACCGGGAAAACTAGACACCATGGAGTGACACGCTCACGCGTATCAGCCTGGCACTTGTAGCTCACAACCAGGTTTTCTGGCAAAGTGAACTACACAAATGCGCTGACGAGGCGGTCGGCAACGTTGAACACAACAAAAATAAGAAGAATAGTACGATAACTAATCTTCAAATTAATGTTGAGTTCATTGAAGCCGACCTCGTCACGGCGGTCGTCGGATGGATCTAACATAGCCCTTGGCCAGCCATATGATGGCGAGCTAGGATATGATTTGATCTCCCCGACGCCCTCCCTACGACTCACCACCAAGTACTTTGGTGATAAGCGCATCCGAAGTGGCCGTGTAAAGGGTTTTGAAGCCCGTATACACAGCCAAGGCCTCAGCACTCGTATAACCAGCGGGAGGAAGGTCGAAGACGATATAATTCGCCAACGATACCTTCACATTCTCACTAGGTTTAAACGGGTCAGAGGTCAACTTCGAATGGTCGAGCCTCACCAGTCTTCTAACTCTCCCACCCTTAGCAAGGGTGTGATTGATAGAAAGCTGGATAAGCCCATCAGCAGAGGTGTAGTGAGACTCATCACCTTCCGCAAAAGTACGCGGAAGAGGAGAAGTCGCTGCACTAATGGTGATGGATTGAGGATCGGTAAGTGCCATTGGCATCACTCCTAGGGCCCAGGTCTTGGACCCCTGTTGGCGTTGGGACGTAGAGTAGAACCTACTACCTAACCCGGCTAACACCGAGGGCGGCAGCAATTGCTTTCTGACGATGCGTCAAAGCATTGAAAGAAAGGCCGAACCCAAAAGGTGTAGCTCTCCTCCGAAGCTTGGTCTCGTTAACGAGGACCACGCGCGCAGGAGTGGTCAAGTAATTGGGTTTCCAATTACTAAAACCAGTGAATGAGTACTCATCGCGAACGAACGAATGTTCCATGATGTACCCATACAACAGCACAAGACCATCGTCTGCCCAGCTACTGACGTTGTGAATAACATCGCCAGTATTGCCAAACCAGTCGACGGCCCAGCTCCAGGGAGTGACGTTCCACAGCGTCTCGGCATTTATTTTAAGCCCGAGAACGCTGCTAGCTCGTTCCACGTGCCCCAACCAACTATCATCCTGTTTAGGGATGTGGTAGGAAAAGGCCCCAGAAAACCATTGTCTTCTGAGTGTGTAACGAGAACGAACGGCAGTCCCTAGGTTGTAAGCGCCGTTATGCCATTTTGTACTGTCACGACCACCCACAAGAACAGGGGTGGCATTGGCAGCAACAGTGGTATTAACGGTGCTTTCAACTGGTGAGAACACATAACGTCGCCTAACCCTCTTACCAGCGTTACTGAGATATCTATTATAGATATCATCAGAACGTTTGATACCAAGACTAACATCCTTGATATCAGAGATAAGAGGTTGCCAACCGAACTGAACGTTAAGGTATTCGTTACTCGCAGAACTTCCAGCTTTGCGAGCTCCGTCTACCCTAGCTTTCCAAGTGGCATGACCCAAAACTTTGGGCAAACCATCACGGTAAAGCTCGGTCAGTGCGACAGCAAGTTGGGCGACCTGGTTCGTGGGGGCACAACGAGCAATTGCCGTTGTACCTAGCTTCTCGAGATCTGATTCGCTAGATCTCCCGCTTGGAGGAAAGGGCATCTTATCAATACTGAGAGGAAGGAGAGCGCTTTCAGCGGTCTCCCTATACTCCCAGGTATTGTTAGGTTGCTCCTTAACCCACCCAGAATCTACAAACTGTGGCTCCACATAATATGGAGACACAACGTAGGTTTTCTGAGAGGTAAAATTACCTCCACGATCCTGGGGCTCGTAATTTCGGATTTCGCCATCCATGACGAAACCCTGATCCCAGCCCCAATGGTTCTCGGATTCAGTTGTCTGAACCCCTGTCCACGGTTTCCAATAGGCCGAATTATCGACCGTTTGGTCATAAGGAGGAGAAGTCCCAACTGGAAAGGGACCTCTTAACCTTCTTCTATAAATGGCGTTAGGGCCATAGAATGGCCTTTCACGCCGCTTAATAGACATGGACAGACCAGAGCTCCTTTCGGTCCCCGGGAGACTATCTCCCGAATCATATAGCAAAAGTGTCTTCCCCCGGAAAGGGAAGAAGAAACAC